GCGGCGTTCCGCACCCGTACGCTGGCATACCCTGGGGAGGACCCAAACCGGGCCCCCCCACCGGATACGCCCTGGAATCGCGCGTACGGGCGAAAGCCCTCGCCGTGGCTTCGGCGTAGGGGGGGCACCCTAAATCGCCGCGACACAGCCCCCCAGGGCCCTTCTTGAAGGGCTCTGCTCTGTTGCTTTGCTCTGCTCTGCTCTGCTGTGTTGCTCTGCTCTGCTCTGCACTGCTCGTCGGTGCCCGTTGGCCCGTTGGCTCGTTGGCTCGTTTGGCTGGTTGGCCACGTGCGCCCATGGGGGAAACGCTGTTGCTCGCCTGAGGCCATAGGGGGGGATTCGGTCACGCCAGCATTTCTCGCAATCGCAGTGCTGCTCTTGATTCGTGCTCTCGCATTGGGCTCGCACGTAGGGCGTCAACGGCGTGGCTTGCCGCTTCAATGGCCCGTTGGAAACGGGTGCGCTCGTATTCGGCCCTCAGCGCGGGCGCGCGCACTACGTGCCGTGGCGCGTTCTCCGTATCGAAGGCGCGCGCGAATACCGCCGCCCATACAAGCCGTTCGCCTTCGGTCACCGGCTACGCTCCCATGGCAGCAATCGGGCGAACGCTTTGCGAAACGCGTCGCGACCGTGGATCAGGATCTTGTCGGCTTCGCCGGGTTTCAGAAGTTGGTCGACGGCGCGGCTTCCGAATAGCTCGCGAATCGGCAAGCGTAGGTTGCTCGTGCGTTTGAAGATCCCAGTGTGCCCGGTTCGCGGCATCGTCGCTTTGAACGCGGATTGTATGAGCGTTCGCGCGCCGCCTTTGTTCACGGCGACCGTTACGCCTTTTTTGGTTTGGCGCGCGCCGTAGTCTAGAAGCGGCACGTTGATATCGCGAAAGCGGATGCCCCATCCCATGCGCTCGACCGACTTCGCGCCGACCGGGCGAACGCCAACCATCGCTTTCTTGATCGCTCGGTCCTTAATGTTTTTCTCTTCGCGGATTCGCCGACTCGCCGCCGTTTTCATTTTGCGAACCGCTTCGGAACCCGCCTTGCGCATGGCCCTCTTGTGCGGGCCCGGCTTGAGCGCTTTTCGCGCGTCGCGTAGTTGGCTGGCGTCTAGCTTCGCTTCGATCATAGCGAGAACAATCCGCCCGACTCGGTGAACATGCGAGCGAAGCGCCCCCAGTTGTCGGGGTGAATGTACAGAATACGCCCGACGCGCCACGCAATAACGGCTTTGCCGTTGGCGTTGGCGAGCGGTACGGCCGCGCTTTGCTTGACGTCGAAGATCGCCGTTGCTTCGTTGAGAAATCCGCTCATCGCCCCAACTCCGTCCGAGCGCGTTCGCGCTCGCGCTTGATGGTTGCGCGCTCCACCGCAAGTTCCCATTGCCATCGCTCCGACTTTTCGATCGCAGCGCGCGCCGCCGCTTTGTGACGTCGGATCGAATCGCTGACTAAGATCCCAACGAGCGACCCGCCCATGACAAGCCCGGCGAGCAAGCCGTCGACGAAGTCGGTCACTTGCCGACCTTGGCGATCTCGGTTTCGATTAGCGTGCGCGTTCCGCGCCGTAGCGACTCGCCCGCGAGCGCGCGCCGTAGCGTGCCCGCCGGGATATCGAAGCGGCGCGAAGCCCGCTCAACGCCGATCGCTTCCGTGAGCGCTCGCAAGCGCTTCGCGACCTCGGGCGACAGTGTGTCGTTGGCCATGCGTCTAGCGTGAGCACGTCGGCGCGTAGTCGTCAACGTTTTGGTTGGCGCTTTGCGCGCGGCTTTGCGTGTGGCTTTGCTCGACGGATTCGCCGGGCCGACTTCGGCCAAGCTAACCAAGAGGTCGACGTCGCGAAGAAGGAAGCGGTCGCCTTCGTCGCCCGGGCGGCTTCGAATCCGGCCCGAGGCGATCCAGCGGTCGGCGGTCACGGTATCGACGCCGAGTCGTTCCATTTCGCGGCGCGTGATCCAGCGACTCGCCGACGTGGGTTCGGGCTTGCCCGGGCAACGCTCGCGGATATGCGCCGCGAGTTGGCCAACCGGTACTTTCGTAGCGCACTGAGGGCACGCTAGCGGCGGTTCGCTCAACCGCGCCCGCGCGACTCGTTGCTTTTCCGCCTTCGACAGCCGGTTGTACGTGCCCACGGGTGCCGACTATAGCGCGCGCCCGCGACGCCACAAAAAACGCCCGGCCGATCGTCGCTGGATCATCGGCCGGGCTTTGATGACGAGCAGTCGGGAGACCGCTACGGTTTGGGCTCGTTTACCTTGAGCCGAAACGGCTCACTCGCGCAAGTCGTAATGACCGCGGCGTAGCCTAACCACGCCAGCGGTTCGCAGTCGGCGTAGTTGCTTTCGCACTTCGATCGGGTCCGCGCCGACCGCGCGAGCGATTGCCGGAATCTTCGAAGCGCCCGATCGGATCGCATCCATGATTCGCCACGAAAGACGCATCGGGATCGGGCAACCGGCGTCGACGTGGGTGAGGCGTCGAACCCGGCCGTTGATCACTTCGTAGGTTGCTTCGGGTGCGCGCTTCAAAACCACACCGCTTCGGCTCGGTCCATTTGCTCAAACGCCCATTGTACTTGACCCGCCTTGTACCAACGCGGCGGGCGGTTCACGCGAAGCCATGCGCGCACTTGCTCGCGCTCATGCTTCGTTAGCTTCGCGTACCAGTCTTGCGCCGCCCGGTTCACGCGTCCGCCTTCTTGGTTTGCGCCGCGACGCCGAGCGCGCGATCGAAGTTGGCTAGGTTGCGCGCGGCTTCTTCGATCGCGTGACCCACGATCGTCTCGTCTCGCGGGCGGAACAATTCGGCGTCGCCGTTGGCGCGTAGCACGAGCACGCCGTCGGCGGCGGGATCGAACCGTACCGTTGCGCCTTCGTCGTTCGCCGCGTCGGCGAGCATTTGCACGCACGACACGGGCACCGCGAACGGGTGCTTCTTGTCGTTGGAATACCGAAGCCAGATTGCCCCGTGGTCATCGGCGGCGGCTTCGAGCACGTAGGCGGCGTCCCGCCCGTCAACGACCGGGTGGAAGGACTCGATGGTCTGCCACACGAGCGCGTCAAGGCTTTGCAGTCGAGATCGCGAGATCATTTCAGCCCCAATTCCGACAACTCGCCGAAGTAGCACGCGCACGCCATAACCCGCACCGAGTGGTCGGGCTCGCACGCAACGCCGCCGACCATATCCCGCACGAGCGCACGAGCGAGCCCCTCGACTGCTAGCCAGTCGAACACGCTCGCCGCACGAAGTCGCTTTTCGAACGCGCCCGCCATACGTGACGCGAGCTCGTGGCGCTCAACCATGATTTGACCTTCGAACGACTTGAGAACGTCGTCGACAATGTTCACCGTTTCCCCCTCTCGGTCGCCAGCGCCAACCCTTTGGTTAGGACGTTCACAAGAACTTTCAACGTGACCGCTTCGCGAAGTTCGCGACCGGAAGCGTCGTCGGTGTACGAGACCGGGCCAAGCGTCGCGCCCGCGTTGTCTTCAAGAGCGAACACGCGAGCGTCGAGCGCGTCAGCAACGGGAGTCTGTGTACTGTTGCTCAACGCTCGACCTCACCCGAGTCGCTCGTGCAATCGCACGGGCCCGTGTACTCTTGAAGTTGACCGTCAACGATCCGGCTTTCCCGGATAGTTCGCCCGCAACGGCCGCAATCGATCCGCTCGTAACGGAAGGTGCCGTCGTCTTCGGAGTGCCGAGTGCCGATCGTCACCACCGTCATAGCTCGACCTCACCCGACTCAATGACCTCGAAGCGGAGCGTCGGCGTTCCCGTCTTGCGGTCGTATTCCAGGCGCACGAGCCCGGGCACTTCGTCGAGAAGCATGCGCATCGCGGCGGCGATCGACTCACGCGCCGTGCTAGGCAACGCAACAAGGCCCGCGGCGGGCGTACTCGGCGGCACGTCTCGCCGCTCGGGGAAAGCGGGTGGCAGTTGCCGAGCGGCTTCTTCTTCCAGCCAATCGGTAGCAAGCGCGTTCCAGTCCGTAGGGTCGGTTGGCGTTTCCACGATCGGAGTATCGCTCTTCGGTGTGACCGGCGTCGACGGCTTTGCGGGCTCGAACAACGCGAGCACTTGCTTCGCGTGCTCGTATCGCTCGTGGTCGGTCGTATAGCGTGCCGCGCTGGCGTGCGAGATCTTGAAGCGCTTGGCGATTACTATTTGCGTCGCGCCCGTGCTTTTCCGGTACTCGTATGCGGCGACCCTGACTTCAGCGCGTCGCCGATCGTCTTTGCTCACGCCACGCGCCATGCGACTTCGCCAACTCGATATGGTTTGCGCGGGCACGTCCAACCGACGGCACGCCGCTTTGACGGTTTCGCCAAACGGGCGGTTTTCAACGTTCGCCAGTATCGCCGCGCGTTCGCCGGGCGTGTAACTTCGCCGCGGTCTCACTTTGGATCCCATATCCGGTTCGGGTTCGCTCTTCGGTTCGGGTTCGGGTTCGGGTTCGACGAGTTTCAATTGCGACCGCAACTCGTCGGCTTTGTCGGTCGTGATCATCGGCGTGCGCTCGGCGGCTTCGGCTAGCACGCGGGCCCGGCGTCGGTTCGCGCGCCGCTCGCGCTCAACTTCGGCGTGCAGTTGGACCAATTGCTGATCCCTTGGAGCGACGCCGAAGCGCTCTACAAGGCGATAGTGCATCCCGTTGCGGCCGTTGAGTGAGATCGACGGATCGTCGGTCCAGAGTTGCCGGGCGTATTCGATCCGCTCGGCGTGAGTCGACTTCCCTTTGCTCGCGGTTCGCGCCGCAATCCCTTTGGCGACGCTCGGTGCTCGCTTTCTTGCCATCGTTGCCTCCCGTGCGACGGTCCAGTCGTCGCGATGCCCGGGCGCTACGGTAGGGCGGGTTGATCGCCGGTTCAAGATCGCGGCGTCTATTTTTCCCAGCCACGCGCGCCGTGTTAATTTTCGGGCGTTGATTTGAGGCCCGAATGGGCGCAAGCCGCCGGGCGCGGCTCACTCAATGCGTGGAATCAACCGTCCGGGTTTCCCGGACGGTTGACCCGCACGCCGAATCGTGCCGATCGCGTCGCCGGTGAACCGTTCCCCGCGGAACGCAACGAAGGCGGCGACTTGCTCATGAGCGGGGAACGGTAAACGGGCGTTACCCGAATGATTTCAAGGTCAAAACCAGACTAAGGATCTGGTGAAGCAATTCGTGCGGGTTCGATTCCCGCCCTTCGCACGGCGAGATCGTTCGCTTTTTTGCATTTTGGTTAGCGAGCGATCGGAAGCGGGGAACGGTTCGACCCTGAATCGTTCCCCGCTTTTTCGGTCTAGCGCGGGCGCGGTCTAGTGTCGACGACGGTCGAAACCGCGATTCGCTGGCGACAAAAAGCCCCGCGGAAACGTCGTACGCGCGCTCGTTTTGGCTGGGGGTCATGCCCGCTCGGCTTTGTCAAGTTAGGTTCCCAGCCGGGACCCTAACTCGACGGGCAAGACGCCGACGGCGTACGATCCGAGCGCGGCGGCGACCGCCCACTAAAATGCCCCGCGCCGGGCGACCGACGCGGGGCATTTTGGGGGGGGCGTGGATTCGCTATGCGCCGCCGTTGATCACGCCGAACACGCGCCGGGCGTTGGCGGCTTCTTCGACGCCCGGGCGACTGTAGTGGTCGCGGTTGACGCCTTCGGTATGACCGAGTTGGTCGGCGACGACGGCGGCGGTTATTCCGTGCTCTTTGGTGAGCGTCGAATGGGTCACTCGAAGTTGTTGCGCGCCGACCGGCGGTATCCCAGCCGCCTTCGACAGGCGCCGCGCTTCGCGGTAGAGCCATGTTCGATCCTTGCCCGGCCATAGGCGCCCGCCCTTCGCGTACGCCGCGCGTCGGGCGATCCAATCGCGCACCGCGGTATCCGGCAAGGCAAGCGCGCGCGGCCCGTCGGCGTGCTTCGTGCCCTCGCCTTCCACCCAGAGCACGTTCCCGCCGTCGTCAACGTCGCGCGCCGTGATCGTAACAGTCTCGGTCGCGCGGGTTCCCATGAGCAACGCGGTCGCGACCGCGAACGCGCCGTCGGAGCCGTCCGTAATGCAAGCTTGGTAGAGCTTGCGCGCTTCGTTGATTCGCAACGACGGCTTGCCCTTCGTCGGCTTGCCCATCAACTCGACGGCCGCAAACGGGTTGCCGCGACACCAGCCTTTGTCACGGCACCATGCCGCGAACGTGCGCGCTTGCTTGAGCACGCCGCGATGCGTCGCCGCGGTCGGCGGTCGCCCGGTGCGCGTTTTGCGCTTGCGATATGACTGGTAGATCTTCGCCGCCTTTTGTTCGGTGATCGTGTCGATCGGCTCGTGCTTGAACGGCGCAAAGAAGGCGCGCAAGCGCGCGAGCGTCGTCGCGTTGCTCTTCGCGGCGTTGCCTTTGTCGTCCAGATACTCGGCGTAGCGATCGAGTGCCGACGAAAGCGATCGATCTTCGTCACTCACTGCTTTGTTGAACGCGACGATCGCGTCGATCGCCGCGCCTTTTGTCGCAAAGTTCTTAGGCGTTCGCGTTCCGTCGACAACGTACACGACTCGCCATTTTCGGCGTTGCTGATAAGGCCCGAGGGCTCGGTCTCGCTTCGGTTGGATTGGCATTTTGGTTCTTCCTTTTCGGTTGTTGGGTTGGCGTTCCCGTCGACGATGATATCACACCCCGATTCCCGAAGGCGCCGAACCACGAGATCGGCGATACGGGCGGCTTCTTGGTCGCTAATCGCCATTTTTCGGGCTCGCCAGAATCGCCGTCAGCCGGTCCACGAGGTCGCAAAGGGCCGACGTCAAGTCGGCCGCGTTGCGCTCGTTGATCGCCTCGTAAAGCTCGCACGGCAACTCGACGGCGAACGACGGCGCGCCCTCCCACGTCGTGCCGTTGACGTGCAACGTAACGCGCCCGCCCAAGTGTTTCTCGATCGCGTTCGCGACCGATAGCGCGGCGACGTACTCGCGGTTGACGGGGTGCGTTGCGTTATGGATTTTTGCCATCGGCGGTCACTCCAAAGTCGAGGGTTTCTTGTGAGAGTCGGTTCGCCGCGATCTCGCAATAGCGTTCGTTGATCTCGATCCCGATCGCGTGGCGTCCGAGATCCTTCGCAGCGCGAAGCGTCGTGCCCGATCCCATAAACGGATCGAGTACGAGTCGCCAGTCGTCGCGGGTGCGGATCACGTTCGAGCAAAGCTCGACGGGTTTCTCGGTCAAGTGTTGCTTCTTCGCGCCGACGACGCCGTGACGTAGGAAACCGGTCTGGCAAATGCCGTCAGCACCCGGGCCACGTTCGATCGGTCCATTGCTTCCGAGGGCAATGTACTCGCACTGCCCGCGGAACCAGGCTTTGACCGGGCGCGTGCCGTCGCCTTTGTCCCACGGCACGATCCCGCGATACACCCACCCGCCGATCTGGATCGCGTCGACGACAACCGGCAAGTTTCGCCAGTCGATAAAGCACGCGATCGCGCCGCCGGGCTTCGTTACCTTGAGCGCGTCGCCGAGCCAATAGCTCGCCCACTTTTCGAACGACCGCTGGTCGCGGTTGTCGCCGGTGAAGTCGGGATCTGATTTCACGACGTCGGTAAACCGGTACTTCGCCGTCGTTGTTTGGTTGCGGTCGCTTCGCATCATGCCGCCCGACGAGTACGGCGGATCGGTGAGCACGAGGTCGACGCGCGTTTTCTCTTCGTGCAAGTGCGCGAGCACGTCGATCGCGTCGCCGTGATAGATGGTCGCCGACTTGCCCCGAAAGTAAGGCTTCAACGCTTGCCCCTAGTGCGCCCGCCTTCGACGTCGATCACGACGGCGGTTCGCGGTTTGACGGTTTGGAACGTAAGCCCGCCAGCGACGCGGCGCACGAGCACGGCGTCGCCGAGTTGCGGGATCGAGATTTCGTACGTCGTCGTCGACCGCTGGCATCGCGCGCACTGGCGACGACGACGAACCGCGCCGGGCGTCGGGCGAACATCTTTGACGCCCGCGACGCCGCCGCACGAGCAAAGCGACGGGTTGTTCACTTGTCCCCCCCGGTAATGCGATCGAAACACGTCGGGCAAACGCGGCGCCCGTTGATCGACAAGTTCGGCCCTTCGCCCGCGAGCAAGACGCGGCGACACTTCGAGCAGCGCGGGCGCTTCACAGCGAACCCCGGCGCGACGTCGCGGCGATATGTTCCGCGAGCAAGCGCTCGCATCGCGTCATGCGGCGACGCAATAGCCATAGTTTCCAGCGATAGAAAAAACCCACCTATGCCTCCCGTACTCGGATCATGACGCCGCCCGAACCGCCGCGGATCGCGTAGCGCTTCGACACGACCGCGCGCGTTACTTGCGAATCGTCCACGTAAACAACGCCCGTCATTGCATCTTCGATCGCGCGCAACAGCTTCGATACGTCCGGGCGTCTAGGAAAAAGCGGCGCGCGTTTCGCGAGCGCGCCGCTCGTAACGAAGTGGCCGTCGGCGCGCGGTAGTACGAACTCGGCGTCGACCGTGACCGCGGCTGTAAACATTTCGAAGCCCGCTTTGCGGCGAGCAATGAGCGCGCGACCGGCGACGTTTTGCCGCCACTTCTTGAGCGCGTTCGAGCCGCGCGACTTCTTGTGCATATCGGCGAGGTCGGTAAGCACGACGCGCGGCGCCACGATCGCAACCGTGTTGCCCCATGGAACGCGCTTACCGACGATCGTCGCCGTCTTGCTTCCCTGTGCAATGGGCACGCCCGCGACCGCGAAACTAAGCTCGCGGCCGACGGGCGCTATGGGTAGCCCTTCTTGCACTACCCGATCTTCTTGCTCGCTTCTTCGATATCGACGACGTTATCGGCTTCGCCGTCGTCTTCTTCGGCTTTGCGCACCCGAACGCTCACGTCGAGCGATTGGCGGTATCGCGCTTCAAGCTCGCGCTCGCCGTCGTAAAACGAGTACACGAGCGATCCGTCCTTGTCTCGATCGAGATCGTTTTCGTGCGCTTTCATTTGCGCGAGCAAGTGCCCTTTTGCGGCTTTCTCTTCTTTGCTCAACGCCATCCGTTCGTCGCGCTTGGCCACGAAGTCGCACGCCGCGTCGTCGATAGCGTCGATCGACGGTCGCTCGGTTCCAGGGATTTCGGTTTGCTGTTTCGGCATTGTCGTTTGTCCTTTTCTTGGTTGGCTACTGCGAATCTTTCGGGGGCCGCGTCTTGCGCAAGCGCTCGCGCGCGACCGCTACGTGCTCTTCGTCGCTTTCGACCCCGAGCGAACTTCGCCCGAGCAACTTCGCCGCGACTAGCGTCGAACCGCTACCGGCGAACGGATCGCAAATCACGTCGCCCGGATCCGAGAACAACTCGACGAGTTCGCGCATAAGGGCGAGCGGTTTCTGCGCCGTATGAACTCGCACTTTGCCCCCCCGGTTGAGCACGATCGGGTGTTCGAAAACGTTTCCGCGCCCGCCGCCGTTCCACTTCTTTTTCTTCGGCTTGCCGTTCGGGTGCGTTTGATGAAACGCGATAATCGCCTCGACGTGTGACGCCGGGCGGTCGCCGGTGAATTGTGGCGTTGCGCCTTTCTTGCGCCAGAAACACGTGCGCACGTATTCGAGCCCGGCGGCTTCGATATCGCGACGCCAGTCGGAAACGCCTTCGACGTCGGAGAAGATCAACGCCCATCGCTTCGTGACGCGAGCGATCAACCGCGAGACGTCGCGACGAAGATCGGCGCGAAGGTAGTCGAACCCGAGATCGCGGGTGCGATTGAACTGCGCCCGCTTAGCGTTCGGTCGCGTCGGCTCGGAATAGTTCGGCGTCATGCCGCGCCGACCGCAGTCGTGCACTTTCTTCGAGTACGGCGGGTCGGTGATCACGACGTCGACCGTCGACGACTTGTCGACGAGTCGTTCGAGCGCTTCGAGGCAATCGGCGTGCTCGACTTTATGCACCGTTTTTGCCCTCGACAACTTCGGCAAGCGCGATCAACTTTTCGAGTTGCTCGCGCAGTCTTTCGAGTTGCTCGCGCTCTTCGATCTCTTTTACCCGCTCGTGCATGGCGTGGCTTGCTCGCACGAGCAAGACGCAAGCTAACGCGGCGCGTGCGGCGGGCGATCGTTCGCGCCCGTCGGCGTCGACGTGCTCTTCGGCCAATTCGATCAACGTTTTCACTTCGGTCTCCCGGTTTGAATAGTCATGGTTGGCCCGTGCCAACCGAACTCGAACACGGTCGGCGCTTCGCCGATGTTCGCTTTGTCGACGATGATCTGGATCCGATCGTCGTCGTCGGTTGATTCGTCGTCGTCTCGATTCGGTCGATACACGACGATTCCAAGCTTGGAGTACTCTTCGAGCGCGGCGCATTCGCGCGCATCGGTGATTCGCGGTACCCGGTTTTGCTTTCGGTAGTCGCGGTTGACTTGCGCGCACGTGAGCCAAGCAACGTCGAGTTCGCCCGCGGCGTCGTCGAACCGCGCGACCGCTTCGCGCATCCGTTCGTCGGTGCGCAACTTCGGCGACGCCGATAGGCGCACCCGGTTCAGGTAGTCGACGACAACGACGCCGACGCCGAGCGCGGGCACGACGCGTCGCGCCATGCGAGCGACGTCGCGATCGGTCATGCCGCGGGCGTTGACCGAGTACACCGACTCGGGCATCTCGTCGGCGACCGCTACCAGTCGCGAGAACTCGGCCGCGTTGAGTTCGCCCGCCGTGATCCGGATCGCCGCAACCCCCGAACGCGCCGACAGCACCCGGTCGGCGCCGTCACGTTTCAACTCTTCGAAGCTAAAAACGAGCGCGGGTACCGGCGTGGTCAGGGCGATATGCTGCGCGGTCGCCGTCTTGCCATGGCCCGTCGGCGCCACAAGGGCCGAATGCGTGCCGCGCGGGAGGCCACCATAGGCGCCGTCAAACGTGCTGAGACCGGTCGGGATTCGGAGGGGGTTGCCGCCCGCCGACTTCCCTTCGAGGGCGTGAGCAAGCTCTGAGACGCGTTGACGGGCCAATGATCGGGCGTCGTGCACGGCATACCGCTTCGCGGGCTCGATACCCGCCGCCAATTGAGCCAAGCGCGCCAGCAATTCGTCGCCGTCGACCTCGCCCGTGCGCCCGACGGTCGCGATTTGCGACGCGCCTTCAATCACGCGCCGAACGGTCGCCCGTTCGCGCACGACGGCGGCGTAGTGGTCAACGTTGTCGGCGGTCGGCGTATCGCAGAGCAGTTCGGCGAGAAACGGGAAGCCGCCGATCGCGTCGAAGCGCTTGCGGGTCTGCAACTCGATCTCCACCGTGCCGACGTCGAGCGCGACGCGCTTTGACCGCAAGGCGACGAACGCCTCCCACACGGTTCGACAACGTGGGTCGAAGAAGTGGCCCGGTTCGAGGTCGACGCCGTCGAACACGTCGGGCCGGGTGAAGATCGCGCCTAGAACGGATTTCTCCGCGCGCGGCGAATGGGGGAGTTGGTTTGGTTCGGTCATGTGGCGAATTTGAAGTTGGCCGGATAGCGCACCCGCGAGCGGGCGCCCTTTGCGTTCGGCTTCGTGGTGGCGTCGTCGGCGTACTCGAAGAATTTTGTTTTGCGTAGGAGCGTCGTCGGCGTGAGGTACTTCGCCATGCGTTCGTCGCTCGCCCATTCGCGAACTCGCCCGTCGACCACCGCTCGGAAGTCGTCGGCGGTTGCGCCTTCGGCGACGCGCGCTCGAACTTGTCGCTTGACCGCGTCGGTCAGCCGGTAGCGTCGCTTCGCTTTCGCGTTGAGGTACTCGACGAACCGTCGGGCGAGATCCGGATCGGTTTTCTTCGCGTCAGCCCTTGGCGGCTTCGGCTTCGGCGAAGCGGGCTCGCATAGCGACGAAGTCGCGGTGTGTGATCCCGTTATTTCCGTTACTCCGTTACTACCGTTACTTACGTCCGAATCAGTGTCCGAATCAGTGTCCGAATCAGTGTCCGAATCAGTGTCCGGGCGACGTCGTGACGCGTTGCCAAATTCGCCGTAACGACAAAGCGTTATGACCGTCCCCCTGTGTCCGGGTTTTTTCGTGATCAAGCCGAGGCTTTCGAGTCGCTTTAGCGCGTCGTGCATCGTGCGTTTGTCGCGACCGCAACGATCGGCGAGGTCGCGAGCGCCGACAACGCACTGCCCGGGCAACAGCCGAACGGGCCCGCGCGCGGTCGCGACGTCGCCCGCAACGTGCCGAACGCGACAACAGATCACGACCAAAACCTGGAGCGCGGCGGGATCCGCCATGACCGCCGGGAAGTCGGCGAGCGCTCGCGGTAGCGGGTTGTACCCACGATCCAGATCCAACGGGTACGCGTCGGGTTGCTTGCCCATGCCCCCCGGGTGCCCCTAGTCGCGAGTCGGCACGTCGGCGGCGAAGAATTCGGCGACCGTGATCCCTAGTACGTCGGCGAGGGCTTGCATTCGGTCAGCGCGCGGCGCGGTTCGGCCGAGTTCCCAGTTGCAACAGGTTTGATGGTTCAAGTTCAGTTCCCGCGCGAGCCCGCGAACGCTCAAGCCGCGGGCGGTTCGGAAGTGGCGAAGTCGATCCGGGAAGTCGTGCACCGTTCGTTTTGTCTACTAAACGTAGCCACCGCGCCGCAAGGAAAGTGGTTGGGAAACGTAGCCACTTTCGCCGAACCGTGTAGCTTTCCGCTGGAAGTGATCCACGGTCACGGGTAAGACTCGGGTTATGCCAATCCAATCCCCGAAGGCGCCGAAGGCGTCGGCGGTTCGCTTGCCGGTGACCCCCGAATGGTCGGCGAGCGTCGTCGACGCAATGAGGGCGCGCGGTCTCGGGCTTCGAGCGCTCGCGCGGCAACTCAAGATCCACCACGCGACGCTCGGCACGATCACACGCGGGAAGATCGCAACGAGCCCTCACGTCGCAGCGATATCGAAGGCGGTCGGCGTACCGTGCCCACCCGCCGCCGTGAGCGCACGCGCCGCGAAGTTGCTCGCCGCTCTAGAGCAACTCGAAAACGTCGATCCCGCTTACGCGGATCACTTGCTCGATATGGCCGAAGCGTACGCCGAGCGATTCGCGGCAGACGAACCCGCCAAACCGACACGCCGATCGGCGAAAGTCAGCACGAAGCGCTAGCGATCGTTCGCGCTTGTCCGCTAGCGTTCGTTGCTCGATGGGGGATCGAGACAACGTCGCTAGCCTTATCCCTTCGCGCGCCAAACCGATGCGCGCAAAGCGAGCCCGCGCTGTCGCTGTGATGCGACGCCTCGAAGAGCGCAACCCGCGCGCGGCCGACGCACTTATCGAAGTCGCGCAAGCGCTCGCGGCGAACGCGGCGCGCGAGCGGCGCAAGTAGTCGCCGCTCCCGCTTGCGCACTGTCATAGTGGCTAGGTTTACTAGCCGCCGTGAAACGCCGACCAACCACCGCGCCGCTATGCGGCGACGATGAGCACGCGCGTCGAACGTCGTCGTACGGCAACTTCGTTCGCGGCACGAAGGGCGCGACCATCGGCCGTTGGCGGTCGCCGGGCCCGGTCGTAACGCTCATCGGCTATTGCGGCGCGTGCGATGCGCGCCTGACCGTCACGATCGACGTGACCGGCGCGGTCATGGGAGACAACGAATGCTGACGCAAGACCAACGACGCTATCGGCGTCGCGGCATCGGTGGAAGCGACGTCGCCGCGATTTGTGGCCTGTCGCCGTTCCGCCGACCGATCGACGTGTACCTCGAAAAGATCGCCGAAGGCGAACCGCCGACCGACTCGCCGACCGACTCGCAACGATTCGGCGCGTTGCTTGAGCCGATCGTCGCCGACGAGTATCAGCGACGACACGACGACAAGACCGTCGTTGGCCCGTTCGATACCGTCGAACACCCGACCCGATCGTGGCACTTGTTTTCGCTCGACCGGGTTGTGTTGGAGCCCGGCGCGTTCGAGCCTTACCATCGCGGCGCGCCGCCGCCGCCGCGCGAACTTGTCGATCGGATTCTTGAGATCAAGACCGCGGGGCTCGGTACGTTCCGCGGTTTCGGCGACGACGGTTCCGACGAATTGCCCGAGCATATTTTGTGTCAGGTTGCCTGGTACATGAGCGGGCTCGACGTCAACCGGTGCGACGTTGCCGCGTTGCTTAACACGAGCGACTATCGCGAGTTTCACGTGGAACGCGATCGCGAGCTTGAGGCGTACTTGCTCGAACAAGCCGAAGCGTTTTGGTTCAAGGTACAAGCGAAGTCGCCGCCCGAACCCGACGGATCCGACGCGTTCACGAAATACGTTAAAGGGCGCGCGCGCAAGACGACCGGGCTCGTTGCGAAGTCAAACCCCGAGGTCGAGCAACTCGCTTTGCGGCTTCGCGCCGCCCGCGCCGCCCGCAAAGCGCTCGACCTCGAAGAGTCGCGCCTGACGCAAAAACTCATGCTCGCGATCGGCGACAACGACGCCGTCGAAACCGACCAGGGAACGTTCGGCTTCAAGCATGACAAGCGCGGGCGCCCTTCGTACCGCGACGCGTTCAACGCGCTTGCCGCGCACGCCGGTATTGACCCGCTTTTGGCCGAATCGTTCGTCGAAGATTCGCGAACGCAACCGCCGCGACGCTTCAACGCGCCGCGCGCATGGCGCGAAGATGCGCCGCTTGACCTCTTGTCACTCATTACGGACCGACCATGACTCAACTCGAACGCCAGAATCACCCGACCCGCCAACTCGCAACGTACCTCGCCGGTAAGCGCGTCGCGCTCGAACAATGGGCGCAGAATCGGATCGATCCCGCCGCGCTGATTCGCTTCGCGCTAATGGATTTCCAAAAGAGCAAGCAACTTCAAAAGTGCTCGCCCGAGTCGATCTATTTGGCGTTGATCGCGTGCGCCCAGGTAGGGCTTGAGCCCGGCGGCATCCGTCAGGAGGCGTTCATTGTCCCCTACGGAAACACCGCGACGTTTCAACTCGGCTATCGCGGGATCCTTCGGCTCGCGCGCGAAACGCCGGGCGTGTCGAAGGTATCGGCGAACGTCGTCTATTTTCGCGACGACTTCGACGTCGACATCGGCACCGATGCGCGCGTCCGTCACCGGCCCTTCTTGGGCGAGGACCGAGGCGAGATCGTCGGCGCGTACGCGTTCGCGATGTTCGCCTCCGGTGAGCTTGACGTCGAGTTCATGTCGCGCGCCGACCTCGACAAGATCAAGTCGACCGCGAAAACCACGCGAAGCGATTCGCCGTGGCAATTGTGGGAGGATCAAATGTTCCGCAAGTCGCCCATTCGGCGACTCGGCAAGCGCTTGCCGCTCGGCGAGCGCTCGGCGTTCGGCTTTCAACTCGACGCCGCGGGCGAAGGCGGCGACGTGAGCGCGTACCGCGAAGCGTTTCGAGCGCGCGGCGTCGAACCCGACGTGGTCGACGTGCCGAACGACGACGACGGCGGCGTCGACCGGCTCAAGAAGAAAGTAAAGCGGAAACGGAAGCCCGTGCTCGACGACGACAACGACGCGCGCACCGTAGCGGCACCCGACGACACGATCGACCCATGGAACGCGCCGCACGATCCCGAGGTCGAGAAATGAACCCGCGCGATCCGAACGCGAAGTTCGCGCGCCACCCGGGCACGTACGAAGCCCGCAAGCGCGACGCCTTGGAGTTTTTTCGCAACAACCCGAACGGCACGATCAACGCCGCCCGAAAACTGCTCGTGCGCAAGTACGGCAAGGCAATGGCGACCGACCGACTCGGCGACTTGCGCAACGAAGCGCGCGACGAACAACGCCTCCCACCCGTTGGCCCGAACGAAGTGATCAAGAGCGTTCGCGACAAGCGGGCAACGCGACGCTTGCCGCCGCAACTTGAGATCGTCGAAGAAGCGAAGCCCGCGCACCCGAAAACGCTTCCCCCGTCGAGCACGAGCAAAGCGCTCGACATACTCGCGGCGGCAACGCTCGACCGAAAGCTCGCGACCATTCGCGAGATCGCGAAGTCGATCGACAATCTCGCGCAAATTCAGATCAACGTCGACGCCGACGGCGTTCATATCAGCTACGCGGTGCGCGAGTTGCGTACGCGCGAATGGAGTGACTAGCGCGATGCCGCGCGCGCCGGAAAAATCGCGAAAGTCCGTGGGTTCTGGAACGTATTTCATTTGGGCGGTCGGAACCGACCGCGTAAAGATCGGCACTGCAAAAACTCCGCGAACCCGGATCCGCGAACTCGCCACCGGTTCCGCGTACCCGCTCCGGCTCTTGTGCGTTACGCACGCAAGCGAGTATGAGATGCACCTTCAGTTTTCGGCGTCGCGGATCGACTATGGCGACGTTCGAAGTGCCGACAAAATGGGGCGCGAATGGTTTTCGATGTCGCGCGAAATGGTCGAATACGTGAGCTATGCACAACAGTGCTGGCGCGACCGCGAAACGTGCGAAGCGCTGCTACGGCAATACGGGATCGCATCGCTTGACGTCGTCTGCTCGTGCTCGGCCGCGACCTATAGCGCGGCCGACATAATCCAGTCGAATTGCCCCGACATTCGCGACGGGTGGCGAAACGGGTACCACGATTGTGACCGCGAGACACTCGATCAAAGCGCGGTATACATGCGCGCCGCACTGCCGCAAACGCGGCGCACCGACCATGCCGGCTGGGATGATCGGTATGGGTTCGACGACGGCGGCGAATATGAAATTTACGACGGCGCTATTGCGAGCGCGGCGCAATAGTCGCCATCATGTAAAGCTTATCCCGCCACCGTCCGTTCGGGTGATCGAACGTTTCAACCGTCGCGAGTCTATGACCGCGGCGGTTTTTGTTTCCGTCGACCGTGATCAACGTATCGGTCGCGCGGTCGTACGAGACGATAAAGCCGACATGCCCCTTGCGACTCGCGGATCCGAGTGACGACCGATGCCAGCAGATGAGCGCGTACGGTTCCGGGTTGACGCATTCGCGCCCGACTTCGGCGACGCGCTCGGTCAGCGTTTTTGCGCCGCGCGACGTCTTGAACGGCAAGGCGTAGTCGTCGAGTCGCTTCGCGGCTTGCACTAAACAGAACGACGCGAACGACGCGCACCACGGGCCCGCCAGATCCCAGGGCAAACCCGTTCCGTCGTTTTGCCGCCATAGGTACAGGTCGGCGCCGCGGTTGTTGGATTCGCTTTCGCCGTTGCCGCGGTTGTTGAGCGCGATCTCCGTTGCGACCTTGAACAGGTTTCGCTCGGCGTGTTCGGCGTTTTGTGCGGCTTCGATCGAAGCGACCACTTCGGCGGAAGAGAACCCCTTGCGCTCTAATCCGTGCGTTCGTTCCCAGTGACGGATTAGAGTTCGGACATGGCCCTTGCGAAGCGGGAAGCCGAAGCAACTGCACTCTGTGGGTTTGGTTGCGGTCACTACCCACCCGCGCCGTTATGCTGTTGCTGTATGCACGTTGACGGCGTCGAAGCGCTCGCGCGCACGTTGGAATGGATCGCCGAGCAACTACGCGCGGGCGTCGTCACCGGCGTGTCGCTCGAACTTAGCGACGGCAAGGGGCGCCTTTCGGTTTCGTTCCAGTCGGGCCCGGTCGGCGCGCGCATCGCGTTCAACGACGACGATCGCGATCCCGAAACAGAAAACACCCGGTAGCGCGGGCCCGCATCCCTTTTTCGAACGCCAATCCAACCAAAGGGAACCAGAGTGACCGAAGAAACCCCGCGCGACCGGGTGGGAGTTACCTTAACCAACGTCGTCGAGTTTCGCCACTGGTCGCCGCGCATCGCGAACGGCTTGGTATGCGCCCGCCGAGCAAACGCCGAGCGCGATCGCATCGAGCACGGTCGCCAGTCCGAGCGAACCGGCGCGCATCCCGACGGCAACCGCGGCGGTCGTTGCGAGACCGAAGTTGATCAACCAACCACCGAGCCGCGTTTGAAACCATGCGACGCGGCGAAGCGCGATCCGCCGAACGGTATAGACGCCGAGCAACAGCGCGGCGGCAACGGCGGCGAGCCAACGGCCGGACAGGATCGCGTCGTAAAGCGCCGCCGAGTTGCCGCGCCAATCGTCGGCGGGCGTAGCGCCCACGTCAGGCGCGCTGTGTTCGCCTGTAACGGGCCCGGGTCGGTCGGGCGTTACGCTCGGGCCCGCGTGCGCGGGCGCGTATAGGACGGCACTGGGGGGCGTTCCCGGCGACGCGGCGACCGCCGCGGGCGTGGCTACTAGAGTTGCCGCCAGGAGGGCGGCTTTGAGTCTACTTCGCATCGGCGACTCCCTTCGAGCAAAGCGCGAGCGCGTCGGCGCGGAACGCGGTCAACGAGTCGAGCAACTCGTGCAACTGGATCGCGGCGGCGGGCGTAACGCAAGCGGCGACGCGATCGGGATCGACTTCGCACCCGGGCTCGCCCGCCGCGATCCACCCGTCGGGATCAACCGTCGGTAGGGGCGTCGTCTCGATCGGTAAGCAATCGATTCGGGCTCGCGGGTAGTTCACGGGTGGTTTCGACCGACCGCAAGATGCGACGGATCCCGTCAACAGCAATGCGACCGCGAACCCCCGGATCGGTGCACTCTTCGAGTTGGGCACGAAGAAAGCGTAGCCGTTCAGCGTGACGCTCGCGAAGGATCAACAGTTGCCGCTCAAGTACAGCGTTCGCGCGACCCGCTTCGACGAGCGCGGCGCGCAACTCGGTTCGCTCTTCGGACGCGCGCCCGAGCGACTCGCGCACGTTGGCGAGTTCGCGCGCCATGCTCGACAAGCGCACGGCGAGCACGGCGAGCACGACGCCCGACGTCGACAACGCCACGAGGGCCACGATCGCGGCGGCGTTCACTTGCGCCCGCTTTCGAGCAACTCGATCCGCCGTCGCAACTCGCGGGCGACCGCGGCGTGCTCGTCGAACATGGTTCGCACTTGCGCCGACGTGATTCGGTCAAGCGACCGCGCGGCCGAAAAGCCGATCGCACCCGTGACCGCGGCGGTCAGCAATACGGCGAACATGAGCGACCGAAACTCGACCTTGCGCCGCAAGCGTCGGTACGCCTCGTGCGCGCCGACCTCGACTTCGCGCACCCGTCGCAACACAGTCGCCTCCGCGACGACGTTCTGAATCGTCGGGCGGTTCGCCCGGTCGCTCAATCGCGCGCCCTTGCGCTACGGATCTCTTCTTCGATTCGAGCAAGCGACCGATCAAGACCGCCGATCCGATTGCGCAACAGCGCTATGTCCGACTCGCTTCGGAGGCCCGCTTCGCGAAGCAAGTCGAAGCGACCGCGCATATCCGAGACGAACGATTCCATTCGCGTGGCGAGCGCCGTGTACTCGGATCGATCGGGGTAGCGTGCGGCTTGCCAAACCCACGTGAAAAGCAAAACCGCGACCGATAGGACGATGCCCGCTAGCTTCCATTTGTCCGCGGGCTTCGGCGCGATCGCGGCTTCGACTTGCTCGATTTGCCGTCGCTGGATCGCGAAGCGTTCGGCGCCGTCGTCGAGCCGATCGCCGAACCGGCGTGACATCGCTTCGGCCGCTTGCTCTAGCGTGGTCACTCGCGCGCGGAGGTCGGTGTCGTCGTCGGCCATCGTTCCGCTACACCGGGACGTAGTACTGATACGTCATGCCGTACACGCGCACGGTCACGCCGACGGCGCCCGTCGTTTGGATCCGCACTTGGTACGCGACGTCGGAAGCGGGAACGGTGTACGGAATATCGGTATCCGCCGACGTCCACGCTAGCGTCCATTCGCCGTTGCTCGTGCCCGCGCCCTTCGTGGTGCTCAACGTTTGCGTGGCTACCGCGTAGTTCGAAAACGCGATCTCGCGGATTGTGCCGTCGACCTCATTGGTCGGCGCGCCGATGTTCTCGCCGAACACGGTAACGGCTTCAAGGATCGCGCCTTGCGGCAACACGATCGGAAAGTCGGCGCGCTCTGGATCCGAGTCGATCGTGACGTAGTCGCCCGAGTAGGTCGCGGTCACGAGACCTGCCAATTGCGGACCGACGAGCACGACTTTCGGACCGTGCGCGCCCGAGATGATCGAGTCTTGCAGGTTGTTCAGGTCGGCCGAAAAAACCTGCGACCCGGGCGCGTAACTCGTGTCGCGTGAAAGTGGAAGTGCCATCGGTTTATGCTCCTAGCGCGTCGCGGTCACAGAGCGACGTTGCTTCGTCGCACTTGAAGTCGAGCGACTCGATTACGTGCCCTTTGGTATGCGTGTGTTCGAGCGAATCGAGGGCGGCTTGCGCGCCTTCGAGGTCGGCGGTACCCGCGGCAAGCGGGTCGCGATACACGAAGTAGCGGTAGATCTCGCGCGGCTCCGCGATCACGGCGGCGGCGATCGTCGTGCGCTCGATAATCACGACGTCGACCACGTCTTGATCGAGCAACGGCGCGAGCGTTTCCCGAACGTCTTGCGGGCGGAACCCGCGGTCTTGCGTGAGTCGCGCAACGACGCGGTTCTGTCGCTCCGACTCGGTGCCCGTTCCGTCGAGCGTTAGAAGCCGCTCGAAGTCGCCGAGCAACTCGGCGTCGGTTGCCGTACGCGGATCGGCTTCGGCGAGCAAGTCGAGTACGCGCCCGCTCACGCGCGACAACTCGTCGCCCGCCGCGAGAAAGACCCGCATCAAGTACCCGGCGGGATCGAAATTCCAAAGCCGCCCGGGCGGCAATAGATGCCGCATGACGCGGGCGTACTGCGACGGCGTGCGTTGACCGATCGCGCCCGGCGAGTCGGTCGGCGACTCGACTGTGTAGAACCACGTGCTCACAAGCGGGCCCCCCCGGCGTCAACGGCGGCAACTTCGAACCGCGGGTTACCCGTCGGCCACCCGCCGTCACGGTTGACGACGTAGCGAAAGCCGTTCGCGATCGCGACGCGCGTTCCGGAGAATGGTCGCCGATAGTCGTCGTCACGGAACACGACCTCGGTCGCGCCGCCCGGGTACGTGACCGCGAGTTCCACGAAAACGGTTCCGTCAACGTCGGTCACTTCGATCGTGACCGCGCCGCCCGGCAACAGCGTTCCGCCCGCCGCCGGTGAAACGATCGTAAGTACCGGCGGGTTGCCATCGCCGCCGCCCGGCGTCGTGACGTTTTGCGCGTCGTACTTGAGGTACTCGGGCGACGCGCTCGGGCCAAGCTCGATGATCCCACCGAGCGGATCGCCGATCGCGGGCTTGTCGAACTTGTACAGCCCGTTCCCGAGTTCGGTGATCGTCGGCGCGAGTACGTTCGCGCCTGTGTCGAGATTTTTGTAAACCAGGAACCCGGGGGCCAAGCCCGCGAGCGGATCCGGATCGAAGGCGCCGAACGTCTCGATAGTGTCGGCGCGATACACGAGGTAGCGCGGATCGGCGGTCACGCCTAGATCGATGATCCCGGTGAAGTCGTAACCGGTCGGCGGTTCGAAGCTGTACAGACCCGACCCGAGATCGTCGAACGACGGCAAGCCGACCGTTTGCTCGACGCCCGTTACCGCGTCGTATGCCGTCGACCACGTGGGAGTAAGCCCCGCGGTTGGCACGGCTGAAACGTAGGCTGTGAAGGCGACGGTCATGCGTTACCCGCTTGCTAGCGTGTTCCCTTCGGTATCTTCGACGCTCCAACTCGAAAGCGTACCGGTCAGGACGGCTTTGTCGAAGTAGAGATCGACGACGTACGACGCGCTCGCCGCGTTGAACGACGACGCGACAATGTACACGCCGTCATGATCGGGAACGTCGGGATCCGCGTCGAGCCCGGCGCGTGAATCGAAGTTGACGGTTCGCGTCGCGCCCGTCGTCGTTAGCGTGACGCTGTTGAAATCGAAATCTTCGTCGGCGCGGGTGACCGTGATCTCCAGGCGCCAACTCGCGTCGCTATTCGGATCGTTTTCTTCGGTGAGCACGGCGGCGACGTTGTTGCTCACGTTGACGCGTGGCAACAGCGACGGATCAAGCGGGTTGATCGGATCGTCGTTGTCGTAAAAGTAGCTGTTCCCGGGCAACAACTCGACGTGAGCATGAGCGCTCTGGATTCGGCCCGACCGGGTATCGAATCCCGTCTGACCGATCGTGCCGAGTTGGTCGCCGGGCGCGACGATGTCGCCTTTCTCCAGGGTCAACTCGCGACAGTGCATGATCGCAACGCGGCGGTCGCCGTCGCAAACCATCGCCCAATTGCCGAAGCGCCCGATCGTGCTCGCGTCGACGTAGTTGCACTGCTTGACCTGGAACGACTCGACGCCCGACGCTTGCCAATCGTAGTAGATCCACGGCACGAAAACCGGGCGCGTCGTGTTCGTCCACGAAGGCGTCTCGGTTTGAAACGTCGACCATGACTCGCCGTCGGTGCTCGTGCGGAACGTGACCGTTCCCGAGTTCTGCTCGATCCGAAACCACTCTTGACCGGTATCGCCGAGCGACCCGCCCGCAAGCGCGCCGCCCGAGTCGTTGCCTTTTGCGAGTATGTCGATCCCGTCGGTTTGAAGCCGAACGTTTTGGTTCGTGAGAAAGTCAACTACCGCGATTCCGATCGCGTTGCCCGCCGTGCCGACGGTCGGCGAGACGATCTGAAACTCGATGATCCAGTCGTCGTCAACCTGGATCGGTTGCGCGGCGCGCTCAATCCGCGGCGTGTTCTGAAACAGGATCAGCCCGGGCGCGCCCGCGTCGATATCGATATCAAGTTCGGCGTTTCCAGTGTCGATCGACGCGGTCAGGATTGCCTCGGGATCAACTTCGTTCCAGAAGTCGAGTTGCCCGGCGACTTGCCACCCGAAGTGCGACTGACTCGCGCGAATGCACGCGCCGCCGATCACACTTCGCACGACGTCGCCAACGTCAAGGTCGACGTCGACGCCGCGGTGAAAGTCGTAGTCGTATCCCACGGTCGGGATATGCGCGGCGAACGGGCGCGGCCCGAACACGTCGGCGATCGCGTCGCCGGGCGTGCGCGCGTCGGAACCCGCGCCGGGCCAAACGGCACCCGCGGCGCGCGCGTTGATCCCTTGC